GGACGGAAAAGACGTTCACACAGGCGGAGCTTGACGAAATTCTTAACAAACGTCTTGATCGCGAGAAAAAGAAGCAGGCGGAACTCGAAGAAAAAGCGAAACGCCTCGAAGAGTTAGAAAAGGCGGAAGAAGAACGCAAAAAAGCCGAGATGTCCGAAGCCGAACGTCTACGAGCCGAGAAAGAAGAAGCGGCCAAGAAGGCGGAAGAAGCAGCGGAGGCAGCTAAGAAAGCGCAGGAGTCGGCCAATCAGCGGATTATCAATACGGAGCTTCGCGCAATCGCTCGATCTCTTAACGCAAATGATCCGAATCAAGTGCTCGCACTACTCGATAAATCTGCGGTACAAATTGACGAAGATGGAAACGTAATCGGTGCCGAAGAAGCGGTCGCAGCGTTTAAGGAATCAAGCCCGTGGATGTTTAAACAACCGATCGGAGCCGACGCATCTGGCGGAAGCAACCCGGCCAAGAGCAACACCCAAACGGAGATTGTCGCAAAAGAGAACGAGCTAGAAGAGACGAAAAAATTAGCGCTAAAGAATCCGCGATATCTCGGAAAAGTAACGAAGCTGTACAACGAACTTCGGGAGTTAAAAAACAAACGGTAATTCAGTCGCCCTATGGCGGCTTTTTTAATTACAAAAAATTATTAGGGGGATTTACACATGGCAGTTGCACAATCGTATGATTTCCAGCAACAAGTTCGCGACATGCAGGCGAACGTAGATTTAATTCTTACAAAGGCACCGGTTCTTTTCGGCCTGATTGGAACGGGAGATGCTCTATCGCAAACTAAATTCGAATGGCAGAACGATTACCTCAACAGCGATACGGCCGTTGTAAAAACTGCTGCCGCAGCGGACGCAACCGAGATCGAATTAGGCGAAGGAGAGGCGCGCAAATTCACCGAAAATGCGCTTGTTCAAAACGGCCTAGAAGTAATGCGCGTAACTAAAGTCGATGAAGCAGCCGAAAAAATTACGGTTCAACGTGGATACGACGCAACTACTCCGGAAGCTATCGAAGCAGGCGCCGACCTGAAAGTTATTTCTCGTCCGCGTCCAGAAGGTGAGTCCGTATTTAGAAAGAACGAAATCAACGACCGTATTGTATCGTTCAACTACTCTCAAATTTTCACTCGTTACGCTTCCGTTTCTCGTACGCAACAACAAGTAAATACTTACGGAGTTGCTGACGAACTGGATTACCAAGTTAACTTGCGTCTACAAGAGATGGTTCGCGAGATCAATAACTCTCTTATTTACGGTCGGAAATACCAAGGATCTGATCAACAACCACGCACTTCCGGCGGTTTATTCGCTTTTGCTCAAGAGCAAGGTTCCGCGTCAACGGATTTCGGCGGTAAAGAAATTACTGCTAAGGGTTTGAATGATGCTATCGAAGAAACGTTCAAACGCGGAGGCCGTGTAAACACAATCCTTTGTGCTCCGAACGTTTCTCGTCAAATTACTAAACTTGCAGGCGACACTATCCGTACAACTCGTGGAGAAGGTCAAGTCGGTTATCAAATCATGTCCTTCATGAGTGATCTTCCTGGGGGCGCAGTTTCTCAAGTTGTTGTCGATCAAAACATGCCGAAAGATCGTGCTGTCTTGCTTAACCTTGACAACATCAAAGCTCGTTACCTTACTTCAATTTACGACCAAGATGCTACAGAGCCGGGCGCTGACTACTTCGCTCGCGTAATCCGTGGAGAACTTGGTTTCGAAATCAAAAACGCAAAAGAATCAGTCGCAATTCTTTCTGGAATCTCTAAAACAGTTTCCTAATCAACGAGGCCTTTCGGGGCCTCTTTTTATTTTGAAAGGGGTGAGGCCGTAAATGGCTTTAAGTAAAGAAGATGTACAACGATTGAATATGATCTCACCGGCTGCAAACGATCTAAAACTCGGAGAAATTATCCAAAGTCTATTACAATCCGAAGGCAGCGTAGAGATTCCTGATAAATCAATTACGAATGAAAAACTCGCAGACAATTCGGTTCTGAATCGCAATATCGGCGACGGCTCCGTACAAAACCGGAACATCGGAACGGGAAGCGTGCAAGAGAACAACCTCGGCGCCAAAGCGGTGACTATGACGAAATTGGGAGACGATGTTAAATCGGCCTTGGACGGGAAACTAACCGCAACAAAAGCGGCTACGCAAGCGAACAGCACCGCAACAGACGTCGACGGTTTGAAGGCAGATCTTAACGCATTACTAGCGAAACTCAAAACGGCGGGGCTGATGTCCTGATGGCGGAATATAAGACGCTTCCAAACTACGAATTTAACAGAGACGGACTATATATCGTTTTTAACGGATACGGCGTTTATAACACGAACGTTGAAAAGGAAATCGCCGCACTCGATAAGGCAGCGCCGTTCATTCAACGCGTGGATAAGCCGGCAGCAAAGCCGAAAGCAGCAGCAAAGACGAAAAAATAACGGGGGTGTGTCATGTGGCGGTAGAGGATCGACTACGAACGCGTTTAGAAGGGGTTGACGGCGTCACAGCGGACGATATCGCCGCATGGACTGCCGAAGCAGAGGACGAAAGCGGTCTGAAAGAAGGGGAAGACGATACGGCTCTTCTTTATATGGCGTTAGCGGTCGCATACGAGACACTCGCAACAAGGGCCGCCCAATATTTCGTATACAAAGACGGCGATGAGATGGTCGACAAGTCTCGCCTGTACAACAATTACATGCGCCTCGCATTGAACGCGCGTAGAAATTACCGTAAAACGTTGCGGGCGAGGAGAGGTGCCGGGCAGTCGCACGCAGGGCGGGCTGACTTACGATGACGAACCAGGAGAGACTGAATCGTTTGCTCGATGAGCTGGCGAATGAGTATTTAAAATTCAACGCAAAGCAGCAGCAACTCGCGATCAGAGAAATCGACCGTGTTCGTCTTGAAATATCGGATCTACTTTCGGACTTCAGCGGAAACGACGGAATTATTAAGAAGCAGCGTTTAAACCGATTGCTCCGCGAGCTAGATACGATTGAAAAAGCCGTCCGCAAAAACGGAATGGATGCGCTAGACAAGACAATCACGGATGCGACGGAATTTACCACGGAAAGAATCAAGTCCGCAATGGAGGAGACGTTGGGAAAGGCTGCCGTCGCAGGAATCGCTTTTGACCGCGTAAATCAAAACGTTTTTCGATACGTTGTTAATCGCGAAGAAAAAGACGGACTCATTCTGTCGGACCGAGTATGGCGATTTGCGGGAGATCAACGGGATGAATTATCGACAGTCCTTCGCTCTGCAATACTGCGTGGCGAGTCCGTTAATCAGATGATCGCAGATGTTCGTCAGGTATACGAAAATGATACGTGGAAAATTAAGCGGCTAGTTGTGACGGAAGGGAACATGGCCTACCGGACTGCGACCGTCTATAGCGCCCGGCAAAGCAACTTGGTCGAAGCCGTTCAAATATTTCGCGGTAAGGCTAACCGACCGGAGCATAGATGTACGCAGCTTGAAAAGCTAAACCGTTACGGAATGGGTCCCGGAATCTATAAACTATCAGATCCGGAAGTTTTCAACCCCCATCCGAATTGTACGTCGCATTTAAACTATGTTTTAACGGAAAAGGCGGTGCGTGACGATGTTGAGTGAATCTGATCGCCAATGGATCAAGGGAAATCGCAGGGAAATCGTCGAGGGACGCACCGATAAAATAACGCTGCTTAAAACGGTGCGTGACGGAAAAGATCCGATCACCGGCGAACCGATCGAAAAACAGGTACCGATTGAAGTCGAAGCGATCTGGAAAGATTACTCCACGGTATCAAATACGGACAGATCGGTCATAGGAGGCGTTGAACTGCAAAAAGGAGACGTTAAGATTACGTTCTCTATTGACGTCGACTTAACCGATGTTAAACAGGCATACAAAACGGAAGGTAACATTTATGAAATTCTAACAACCGATGAGAAGGGACTCGGATTGCTGAACCGGTCCGAATGTCTCGCGAGGAAGGTGACGTAATGGGATTTTACGTAAGGGTGAGCGGACTTACCGATCTCGCTAAACTTTCCGCATCTACGGCCGTTTTAAAGCAGGCATTGGAAAACGATGTCGAGCGAAACGTGCGTCAAATGGCGAACGACGGGGCAAATAATGCGCCGAAGAAAACGGGGAGACTTGCAAACTCAATTGTGGCATCTCCACGTAGAGAAGGCGACATGTCGTGGAGCTTCGGGTCCGATGTCGAATATGCTCGTCGGCAGGAGTTCGAACACGCTACGAAAAAGGCTTTCCTTCGCAACGCGCTTTGGAGTAACGAAAAGAATCTCGAAAAAGACATCGACGAATCGATAAAGCAGTTGGGACGGTGATCGTATGCAAGTAGATATACAGCATTCAATACGTACCCATCTTGCGGAAAAGACCGGGCTTTCTGTCGTCTGGATGTTCGACGGGGTTAAGTATCCGGATGAAAAGCCGTTCCTTACAATCGAACAGCTACCGAATAGCATATCGGTCATCTCCAAACGGCGAGAAGCGGTTCAGACAATTTATCGATTTCAAGTGGGTGTGTTTGCGAGTTCAAGCTTCGAGAGAGGCGTTTTGCAGGAGAAAGTAAAGCGGATTTTTATGTTTGATCAAATTGAATTACTCAGTGCAGAAGAGCCGGGCAAATCGCTCGGTTTTTTTGATGCGCTCGTAACCGATGAGACGCCTATGTCTGCGGAGGATTTAAGCGATAAAACAACGTACCACAGGCTTTATTTTGACGTTGAGGTAAACATGACTTACGGAAAACAAGGGGGAAAATAAATGGGAATCGAGTACCGCGGTGAGGAATTTATCTACGCAGTAGTAACGAAAAGCGGCTTGCTCAGGCCGTTTAACCAAACGGATGGATCAACAAGTATTTCAGCGGATACAATCGATCTGGATACAAAAGACAAGACCGGATCTGATTACGGTAAAGTCACACAAGAGCTTTCACTTGAGGGTGTTATTACAGAAGGAGACGTCTTCGTAGATGAAGTCGAAGAGGCGATGTGGAATAAAGAATTCGTTGAAATTTACGAAATTAACACTCGGACTAAGGCTGCGAAGAAAGGTAACTACATGCTTTCTTCTTTCGAGAAAACTTACTCAAACGGTGACTTCGCCACTTACTCACTCGGAGCAAATCTAAACGGAAAACTGACGAAGGAAACGCTAACCGAAGTTCCAGACGGAGCGCCTAACTCAGAAGAGCCGGCTACTCCCTGAGGCGCCCCAGAATCTACAGTACACAGCTACTACTGATTCTGTCACCGTCACATGGGGTGCTGTAGTTGGGGCGTCTTCATACAAGGTATATAGAGGAGCGGAGAAAGTTTTCTATAAAGAAGTTACTGACACTTCTTGTACGCTTACAGGAATCTCCCCTAATACTAAGCTCACAGTGAATGTAACGGCTGTGAACGAGGCGGGAGAATCTCCAATGAGTCAGATCGAAACATACACAGAACCAGACACAAGCGGATCATAAATCAAGATTAAAATATTCGGAGCGTCCTTTGCGGGCGCTCTTTTTTATAGGGGGATTTTAATATGGCGCATTTTGAAATCGAAGGCAAAGAGTACGAACTAAAGTTGACGTTTGAAAGCATTAAGTATCTCAACAAGGTATGTCCTGGCGGATCTCTTGAGCTAGTCGGTAAGGCAATGACGGGTGATCTTGAAGTATTCTCGCACGTTATTCACGCTGGTCTTTTCCATGCAGGCAAAAACTTCTCCTTTGCGGAGATTGAATCTATTCTCGGAAAAGCAATCGAAGAGGAGAAACTCGATCTTGAGTACGTCCTAAAGGTTTCAAAAGAGGTAGTAGTCGATAGTTTTTTCTTCAAGAAGATCGTCAAGAAACTGATGAAAGACAATCCGGAAGCACTGGAACAACTGGAAAACTTTCTGAAGTAGAACAAGCGGTATTTTCCGGATGGCGTTACCTTCAGATGAAACCAGAAGATGTATACGCCCTCACACCACGGGAATTTCACATACTTATTCAGGCGCAAATCGAACGCAATGAGGACGAATTCGAACGAAAAGCAATCGAGGCTATCATGCGCGAAAAAGCCCACCGAGAGAAGAAGCCGAAGCCGTCCGATTTGTATAAGCGTGCCTCGGCGGATTCGCCTAAAAAGAAAACAGTCGAAGAGATGGCGGAACAGGCTAAGCATACCGCGGAGTGGCTTAGCCAATTCGACATTGCCAGAAAGGAGGTTAACGAGTGAGCGATCGTAATATACGCTTTACTATTACGGCGGTTGACCGGTTTTCGTCTACGATGTCGCGGCTCGGGACTTCGATGGCGTCAATCCGTGCATCTACTTCGCTTATGTCTAACGCGATGACGACGTCCTCGACGAGAATGTCTTCGTCAATGACCGGAGTTGCGGGTGCGGCGGCAGTTGCTTCGGAAGGACTGACGAGAACAAGTCGGTCGGCACAGACGGCCAGCCGTTCCGGACAATCGGTTATGAATTCGATGGAGAAAGCGAGCGGGGCGTTAAAAGCGGCGGGTGCAGCCGTTACGGGTTTTGGCGGGGCAATGGCGCTAGGTCTAGGAATGGCCGTCAAGACGACGGCGGACTTTGAATCGGCAATGAGTCGGGTTGGAGCGCTAAGTGGCGCAACCGGAAAGCAACTCGAATCTATGACGCAAACAGCGGAACACCTCGGTGCGACTACCGCATTTACAGCGACTCAGGCTGCCGAAGGTATGCAGTTTCTCGCTATGGCCGGCTACAAGACGAACGATATTATCGCGGCCATGCCGGGGCTATTGGCGACAGCCGCGGCGGGTCAGACAGATCTCGCCACAACAGCGGATATCACATCGAATATCCTATCCGGATTCGGATTGCAGGCGGAGGAGACGGCTCGAGTTGCGGATGTATTAACGAAAGCATTTACGAACTCGAATACGGACTTAGAGATGCTCGGCTATACGATGAAATATGTCGCTCCGATTGCACACGCGTCTGGACAGTCGTTGGAATCTGTAGCGGCTGCGGCCGGATTGCTCGGAAATGCCGGTATTCAGGGAACACAGGCTGGTACGTCACTCCGTCGGATGTTGACGCGTTTAGCTGGACCTCCGAAAGCCGCACGAGAAGAACTACACGATCTAGGCGTCACGGTAGAAGATGCGAAAGGCAACATGAAGCCGTTGGCGCAAATTATCGGAGAACTGGCGGAGGCAACGAAGGACATGGGCGAGGCCGATCGTCTTGCGGCAATTTCGAGGATTTCAGGAGTCGAAGCATCCTCGGCTATGTTAGCGTTGATGGATGCCGGACAAGGAAAGATCGAAGCATTTACGAAAGAGCTTGAAAACAGCGGCGGGACTGCGGAGGAAATCGCGAAGAAGCAATTAGATAACCTTAAAGGACAGTTGATCATTTTAAAATCTGCGCTAGAAGGTGCGGCAATTGCAATCGGAACTGCGTTGTTGCCTGCGCTAAAACTGATTACAAAGGGCCTCCAGTTCTTAGTGGATAAGTTCAATTCGCTTCCAAAGCCGGTTAAGAGCACTATTGCTATTCTTGGAGCGATGGCAACAGTACTCGCGCTTGTGACAGGGCCGTTATTAATTTTAGTCGGAATGCTGCCGGGCATTATAACGGGCTTCGGACTGATAGCGGAGTTTGGTGCACTGGTAGCCCCTGCGCTTTTACCGATAGCTGGGGTAACGGCCGCAGTAATAGCCGGACTGACTGCGCTAGGAGCTGCGATTTATTTAACGTACAAACACTTCGATACTATTAAAAAGAAAGCGTCGGAATTCACTGCCATAGCCGGCCAGAAGGTTACTCCGGTCCTTAAAACGATATCTTCACTATTTAAAGGCATAGCGGAAACATTGACTGGGGACTTTACGCAAGGATCAATCGCGCTTCACAATTTGCTGCCACAATCGGTCGCGAATGTAATCGTAAAGGGACTCGCGTCAATACGTAGCGGCTTTGATGACTTAAAGAAGGCGATCACAGACGCATTTAATGGAGATTATTCAGGGATAGCGGAATTCATCCCGAATATTATCGGAATATTGGTCGGGGGCATACCCGGCCTGATCGTTGCGGGTTCGAAATTCTTACCGGCAATTGCGCAAGGCATAGAGCAGAACATGCCGACGATCCTCGAAAAAGCAACCGAGATTGTCAATTCGTTAGTTAACGGAGTCACGGCAAATCTGCCTCGTATTTTACAGGCTGGACTTGAGATGATAACCGAATTACTTGAGGGATTTACGCAAGCATTACCGAATATTGTTGAGAAAGTGACCCAGGTCGTTGATACGATTATTCAGACGATTACTACGATGATACCGGTAATCCTTGCAACCGGAGTGATGATCCTCACTTCCTTGATCGAGGGGATAGTCAGCGCGCTACCGACAATTATCGAAGCAGCTACGACAGTTTTGTCAACATTAATCAATACTGTTGTCACATTGTTACCTATGATTATCGAGGCCGGGATCCAGATTTTAACTTCATTGATAAGTGGGCTGATCCAAGCGCTTCCGATGTTGGTGGAGGCAACAATTCAATTAATCACCATGCTAATCCAAACCATAATACAAAATCTACCAACGATTATCGAAGCCGGCATTCAGATCCTAATTAGCTTGATTAATGGGATTGTGAGTATCCTTCCGAAACTCATAGAGATGGCTATTTATTTAATCGTCGCAGTTGCTACTGCATTGATAGAGAATCTACCGAAAATTATTGATGCGGGGATAAAACTTTTACTAGCCTTAATTGACGGCATTATCAAGATGTTGCCTACCCTCATTGAAGCAGCTCTCAAATTGATCGTTGCTCTTGCAGGGGCTCTGATTCAAAATTTGCCAAGGATTATCGAGGCAGGGGTAAGGATCCTCTTGGCTTTAATTGATGGCATAATTCAAATCTTACCTCAACTATTACAGATGGGCCTTGAACTCGTCGTAAAGCTTGGTCAGACCATTTTGGATAATAAAGAGGAGCTATTCAAGGCGGGGGCCGACTTGATCCGGGGGCTTTGGGACGGAATAAATTCCATGAAAGATTGGATCGGCCAAAAAGTTGGTGGATTCGTAGACAGCCTTACGGGCAACTTTAAGTCGCTGCTTGGAATCCACTCGCCGTCACGTGTATTCCGCGATGAAATCGGTAAATTCCTGCCGATGGGTCTTGCGGTCGGTATCGAACGAAATATCGGCGCAGTAAGAGCGGCAGCCGACGAGATGGCAAACGCAGCTATGGTCGATATGAGTGGGTATTCGTACGACCCTGCCGTTGCTTTGAATACGGGAGGAGTACGTAGTATCAGGCGCTCCTTTGAAGCGTCTATGACGGCCGGCTTAGATTCGCAGAAACAACAGCAACCGATCATTGTCGAAAATGTTCTCGTAGTTGATAGCGAAGAGTTAGGACGGATGACTGAAAGCGCAGTAAGCGCTGAACAAGGCCAAAAGATTACGATTCAAAACTACATGCGAGGTGATTGAGGTTGAATACGATTATCACAACGTTAAGCGGCACCGTTTACGATTTGGAAAAGCTCGGAATTACAACGCGTGAATTTAATCCGTCATCTCCTTCGCCTCGCAATGAAACGGAGCAAGTTGACGGACTACATGGGCTTGTTGATTGTGGAACAACGTATGACGCACGGATTATAAAGTGCTCGTTCTATTTAAAAGCGGCCGATGTTCCTGATTACTATTTAATGCGTGACGAAGTGTTCAAACTGTTTGATTCGCGTCAACCGTTCTATATTACGGAATCATACAACCCGGGCAAACGGTGGCTCGTAAAAACCAACGCCGACTATTCAATAGATCAACAGTGGGTGTACGGAATGTTTGACATCGACTTCATTTCGTTCAGTCCGTTTGCCGAGTCGATCGGGACGACGTTAAACCCGTTTACTTTTGATTCGGATATATGGCAGATTGGCGAGGGGCTTATCGATGAGGTACCGACATATACGCATAAATCGACGTCATTTAGAATTTTCAACGCTGGGGACGAAACGATTGACCCTCGGCAATTCCCTTTGCGTATCGTATATAAAGGTGCGTCAAATAACTTAACGGTCACGAACAGCACGACGGGCGACGTTTGGAAATACACCGGGTCGTCTGCATCCGGAGATACGATTATTCTCGATCGCGTGAGGGCGACTAAAAACAATAATAGTATTTTCGGAGTGACAAATCGGAAGCTGATTTCGATTGCCCCTGGCTGGAACAATTTTAAATTATCAGGTACAAGCGGAAGTTTCGAGATTACATTCGACTTTCGCTTTTACTTTTTATAGGCGGTGAGCGCGTGAAGGACTTATTTATAAAGAGCCTTGCCGGCCAGTTTGAAATGCTAACAGACGTTAGCACAACGCGAAAAAGCGGTATAAACAACCAAAAGACTATTTCTATTTCAGGCGTGCTGACACCGCAAAATCAGCACGCTTTTCCATTGATTCAGAACGAGAATTCATTAATTTATGACGAAGAGGAGTACGTGATCAAGACATCATCGAATAAGCCTTTCGGGAGCAAGATGAAGGCGACTGCTACAGCTGTTCATCGGATGTTTATCGATTTAGATGACATGTACATTTACGACGTCATCGCAGGAGAAAAAGCACTTTCGATCGATACGATGCTTAAATTTGCGCTTGAAGGTACCGGATACTCGTATCAAGTAGATTCGGAAGGTATCGCAAAGTCTGTAACCGTCGAGAATTTCGGCGATGCGAAGTCTCTTGCATTGTTAAACTCTATCGCTGAGAAATTCGGAGTCGAATATGAGTGTGTAAATAAAACAATTTACATTGCAAAAGAGATCGCGCGGTATACCGATAATCAGTTGCGATATTCGTTCAATATCAACAATCCGTCCAAAGATATCGATACAAGTTCTCTTAAAACATACATCCGGGGGTTCGGCAAAAAGAAAGAAGACGGAACTTACGTAGTAACTGCGGAATACAGAAGTCCTCTAGCAGACGTATTAGGTGTTCGACATGCTGATCCGGTTCGTGACGAGAGGTATACGGATAAGGCGAGCCTACTGGAACGGATAAAGTCGGACCTTCATGACCGCATCGACATATCGATCTCCTTGACTTACGTCGAATTACAGGCGCAGGGCATTCAAGATATTCGAAAAGGCGACTACGTATGGTGCATCATCGAGCCATTCGATATTGATGTTCGGATGCGAGTGGTGGAGGTCGAGGATTACTCTGATCCCTATAAATCTCCGAAGTTCACACTCGGATCTATTACGAGGAAGTCTACCGATATTGTTTCGGATTTTAAACGCACTCAAAAGACGATATCGAAAATCGTTGATTCATCGACGGGAAAGATTCGCGAGAGTTCAATAAAAATCGGGGGCAACACGACGTTCGATCCGGGATATGATCCGACTAAACTCAGCATTCCGCAATACGGCCTGGCTTCGGCAAGTGCTGATGGCTTGATGAGTTCGTCTGATTTCGTAAAGTTGGCGAACATTCTCGTTGGGCCGGACGGTCAGGTAGTGGTGGCTCTTGCGACGGAAAACAACGACGGGTTAATGAGCGCGGCTGATTTTATGAAATTGAAGCGGATTATTATGCCGACGGCCGGGGATGTCGATATGCAGTCGATATTGGATCGTTTAGCAGCGCTTGAAGCGAAGGTAGGAGAATAATAAAGGAGGTATCGTATGAGTAAATACCGGAAAGCCGGGAACGTATGGGACCGTATATTCCGAAACAACTATAACCAGAACTTGGACGACATAGATTCGGACATAAAAGCCAATCGATCGTATATCGATGAGCATAAAGTTGCCAAAACCGCCCACACGTCGAAGCAAATCGAACACGGCGGTTTTACTGTTTCTGATAGACTCGATAACCTATGGGCGAGATTTACGAATTTAGTTTTAAATCACGATGGAACAGACGTGAAAGAGGTCGTCGATGCTCGCGTAGATACGGACGCGGTTGTACACCCTACGCTTAAAGATCGGCTGGACTACGAGGACAATCAGGTTAAAAAGGATCTTCAAAGTCGGTCATTAAACGTTTTAAATTATCTGATCCCAGGCGAAGCAGACGCCAGTCTTTATATCCAGCGTGCTTTAGACGATGCGTACGATTTAGGCGGCGCTCAAGTGTATGTTCCGGCTAGCTCTACGCCCTATGTGCTGAAAAAGACGTTACTCATTAAGTCGAATACGCGTCTTACTTTAAACAGTAACGCGGTGTTTGATCGGCAGCACACGGAAGACTTTATCGTAAACTTCGAAAAAGAAAAAGGAAATCCGAGATTAACGAAATATAACGGCTACTCAAACATCGTTATCGAAGGCGGAACATGGCGGTCGAATGGGGACGTTTTCAAAAGCGGCCAGGCGATCCTGATCGCGCACGCAAAGAACATTACCGTCCGTGATCTTACGGTATATGACGTATGTGGCGGTCATGCCGTTGAATTTAACGGTATTAATACGGGCTTGATTGATAACGTTAAAGCGTTCGGATTCGACGGGGCCGAGTATCGCGGAGCTTTCCAGATCGACCTTGATAAAAACGGCAACCCGCCTACGCTAGGCACATACGGAAGCTTCGACGGCACTCCGTGTAAGAACATCACGGTTCAAAACTGCGAAGTCGGTCCTTCCTCGAAAATGGCATCATGGGGTCGCGCAGTTGAATCGCACAGTTCATTCATCGGAGTATCGCACGAAAATATACGCATTCTTAACAATAAAATCCGCGGGACAATTAACGCCGCAATTCGTGCTTATGCGTGGAATAACGTCTACATTGCCGGTAATGAGATTACGAACTGCGGATCGGGAATCATCGTTAATCCTCCGTTAGTCGGCAAGCCTGAGGATACGGTTACGGTTGACGGCACACAAACGAACGCATCGCAAGAGCAATCTAACGTGATCATCGAGAACAATACAATCGATAGGCTTACGCTCTCGGATGATCTGCTCGGAGGCATCGCGGTATGGGGGCAAGGTAGGGGCGGAACAATCCTAAACGTTGTGGTTAGCAAAAACACAATAAAGAATACGCCGAGCAACGCCAACGCTATCTATGTCAAGGAGGCAAAATTCGTCAAAGTTGACGCCAACCAGATTGAAGGCTCCGGTCATAACGGGATTTCTTTGGCTACCGCAAAGTATACGACTATCACAAGGAACCAACTGACGGACATTGCGGTTACGGGAATATACGTCGGAGCATCTGGTGCGAGCAGCGATACCCTCCAGATCGTTGGAAATACGGTGACAGGAGCAGGCGGTCACGGAATCCACCTCGCTGACTCAACGAAGCGATCGCAAGTCCATGATAATACAATCGCGAATGTTGGTTTAGCTGAGCTCGATCGCTATAACGGTCTCTATGTAACGAACGCTTCAAAGAACGTTACGCTACGAAATAACAACATATATGCTACCGAGAAGCGGTTGATTGCGGGGGTATTTGTGACAGTCACTAACAGTGATATCGTTATTTCAGGCGCTTACGTTCCGAACCCTGAATTTTATTA